GGTACTGCAATCACGATTGCTCGTGCTCAAGAATCAACCACAGCAGTGTCACACGCAGACGGTTCTGCTGTGACCAAAGTCACCGTTACTGAAGCAGCAACTGCTCTAAACGGTGCAATCGGTACAACTGGTGCAACCACGATCTCGGTCGATGGTCTAACCAACTTTACTGTTAATGACTTGATCCGTGTGATCAAGACCTCTAACTCAAACACCACCACCATTAACGAGGGTGGCACCTTCAGTGATGCAGATACAACTCTGACTGTTACTGATGGTACTAACTTCGCAACTGGTGAGTTCATCAAGATTGACAACGAGATCCTTGAAGTGACTGGTAAGTCAACTAACGATCTCACTGTTCGTCGTGGTGCTCTGGGTACAACCGCAGCATCTCACGCAGATGGTGCAACCGTCACCGAACTGAACCTGACCTCAGAGGTCATGAAGGTTACAGGAATCACTCCTATCGCAACTGGTTCTGCAGAACCTCGTTTTGCACTGCAAGCAGCTGCTGATGGTGCTTTCACCAACGGTGGTCTTGCTTCTCCTGCAGGTGCAACTTCGGCACAGTCCCTCTCAACCTACAACATCTCTGGTTGGAACTACAAGTCTGTGGTTTCTCTAACACTCAAGGATGGTACGGTTAAGTCTAAGTTTGCAGTTGGTGAGAGACTCACAACTAATGCTTCGACCCCTGTTGTTGCAGATGTTGTCTCCTGGGATCCTATCTCTAGAGTCCTGGAAGTTAAGATCGATTCTACAAACACTGGTCTTTACAGCACTGCAACTGGCAGCAACATTGTCAAGTCGGTTCTTTCCGCACCTGGCGGTTATCCTGCAGCTACTGCTTCTGAAGGTCAGATCGAGAAGATTGAGAGAAAACTCTATGTTGCTCTCGATAAGTCTTCTGAGAGATTCACCGATGATAGCATTGGTAGTGCAAAAGTTCGTCTGACTGACCTTGGTTCTAACGAGTTCACTGTTAACTCCTACACCGATGCATATTCTGAATTGGAATACTATCCTGGTCAAAAGTGGGTTAACATTGCAGCACGTCCTGGCACATCTGAGTATGTGAGAAACAAGGGTGGTAGCAATGATGAAGTTCACGTTCTAGTGTTTGACGATGGTGGTCTTATCACTGGCACACCCAAGACCCTTCTTGAGAAGTTCACCTTTGTGTCGAAAGCATCTGATGCTAAGACTCCCCAAGGTGCTAACAACTACTATGTTGAAGTGATCAAGAATGAGTCTTCTTATGTGTTCTTTGGTGAGCATCCTGGCACACTAACTGGTGACTCTTCAACCCATGTTCAGTACAGAACTAACGGCAATACCGCAGTTGCTTCTGGTCTCTGGGGTACTCCCGCACTGAACAAGAACTTTAATATTCTCCAGAACTATTCTGGTTACAGACTGGACACCACTGCTGGTGCTCAGATTGCTGATCAGGCAACTGGTGCATGGTACTCTGGTTCCTATGCATATGATTTCTCTGGTGGTGACAGTGGTTTCGATGCAAACGTTGCTAACATCAACTCAGCACTAGATATGTTTGCTGATGTTGAAACTGAAAGAATCGACTACCTCCTCTGTGGTAAGACTGGTAACAACTTGTCCGACTCACTGGCAAAAGCAAACAAAATTATTGCTGTTGCTGATCTGAGAAAGGATTGCGTTGCATTTATTTCTCCCCAGAGATCAGACGTGGTTGGTGTTATCTCCAATCCCACATCTAGAACTCAGACAAATAATATTGTCAAGTTCTTTGATCGTCTGAGTGGTTCTTCTTACGCAGTGTTTGATTCTGGTTATAAGTATCTCTACGATAAGTATAATGATGTTTATCGTTACGTTCCTTGTAACGGTGACATTGCTGGTACTTGTGTTGAGACGGCAATCACCAATGATCCTTGGTTCTCCCCCGCAGGTTTCACCCGTGGTCAGATCCGTAACGTGATCAAGTTGGCTTATAATCCTAAGAAAGCATTCAGAGACGAACTGTATTCGTCAAGAGTGAACCCTGTCGTCACATTTGCTGGTGAGGGCACAGTCCTCTTCGGTGATAAGACTGCACTTGCTACACCTTCTGCATTCGATAGAATTAACGTTCGTCGTCTGTTCCTGACTCTGGAAAGAATCATCGGTGAAGCAGGTCGTGGTCAACTCTTCGAGCAAAACGACGCAGTTTCAAGAAGCATCTTCCGCAATATCGTTGAACCTTATCTCCGTGATGTTCAGGGTCGTCGTGGTATCACTGACTTCCTGGTTGTTTGTGACGAAAGCAACAACCCTGCAGATGCTATTGATCGTGGTGAGTTCTACGCAGAGATCTTCGTGAAGCCCACCAGAACGATTAACTTCATTACTCTATCCTTCGTGGCAACACGTACAGGTATTGAGTTTAGTGAAATCGCAAACTGATCTCATAAGTAGTATTAACCAGGAGGATACACAGAACAATGACACTCAACCTAACTAACTTCAAAGCGCAACTGGTAGGGGGAGGAGCAAGACCTAATCTATTCAAGGTTGACCTCAACTTCCCCTCTGGGGTTGGCATTGGTAACGCAACAGCAGTTGTGAACCAAGGTCAATTTATGGTCAAGGCAGCAAACCTGCCTGCATCACAGCTCGGTGTGATCGAAGTTCCTTTCCGTGGTAGAGTGCTCAAGGTTGCGGGAGACCGCACCTTTGAGCCCTGGACCATCACGGTTCTGAACGACACCGACTTCATGATTCGTGAAGCCATGGAAGCATGGGTTCGTGCTATCAATAGAGAGCAGCAGAATACAGGTTTGCAGAATCCTGCAGATTATCAAGCAGACATGGTTGTGACTCAACTAGATCGTGAGGGTGCTGAGATTGCAGCATACCGTTTCTACGGTACATTCCCCACCAACGTTTCGGCTATTGACCTTGCATTCGACTCCAACGATACCGTTGAAGAATTCACCGTTGAACTTCAAGTCCAGTGGTGGGAAAATGAAAGCAAGGCTGCGAAGAAGTCTTCAAACAGGGTTCGTTGAACTAGACTAAATAGACCGTAAGCAAACTAGAGTAACATAATGGCACAAGAGAACAATCATTCTCTGTTTGGATTTTCACTCGATAGGCGTAAGGATGCTGCCCCTAAAAAGGCAGTATCCTTTGTGCCTAAAGATTCACAGGATGCTTCTGCCCCCATCGTTGCAGGTGGATATTTTGGACAGTACGTTGACCTAGATGGTCATGTCAAAAATGAATGGGAACTTATCATGCGTTATCGTGATATGTCCATTCACCCCGAATGTGATGCTGCAATTGATGACATCGTAAATGAAACTATTGCAGGGGAACTTGACGACTCACCAGTGGAGATCGAACTATCAAACCTTCCTAAAGTTAGTCAATCACTAAAGACTAAGATCAGGGAGGAGTTTCACTATGTCTTGCGTTTGCTAGATTTTGATCAAAAGGCATACGACATTTTCCGTCGTTGGTATATTGATGGTAGAGTTTTCTATCATAAAGTTATTGACTTAGAGAATCCCAAGAACGGTATCGTTGAACTTAGATACATTGACCCTCGCAAGATCCGCAAGGTCAAAGAGATCATGAAGCAAGATACTCGTGACATGGCACCCCAACAAACCGAAAACAAAGTTGGGCAAAAGACTGTAGAGTATTATATCTACAACCAAAAAGGTATTAGAGGTAATGACAATACTGGTGTGAAGATCGCACCTGATGCAATTACATATTGTCATTCAAGTATTGTTGACATGAACCGCAATATGGTTCTGTCACATTTGCACAAAGCAATCAAAGCATTGAATCAGTTGAGAATGATCGAAGATTCTCTGGTGATTTATCGTTTGTCACGTGCTCCCGAACGTCGTATTTTCTACATCGACGTGGGCAATCTTCCCAAGGTAAAGGCAGAGCAATACCTCAAGGAAGTGATGTCCCGTTACCGCAACAAACTAGTTTATGATGCGGCAACTGGTGAGATTCGTGATGACAGAAAGTACATGTCAATGCTAGAGGATTTCTGGCTCCCACGTCGTGAAGGTGGTCGTGGTACAGAAATTACAACTCTGCCTGGTGGTCAGAACCTGGGTGAACTGGAAGACGTGAAGTATTTCCAGAAGAAACTATACAAGGCACTCAATGTTCCTCCCTCCAGACTAGAGTCTGACAGCACTTTCAATATTGGTAGATCTGCAGAGATCACCAGAGATGAGGTGAAGTTTCAAAAGTTTGTCACTCGTCTCCGCAAGAATTTCTCCCAACTTTTTCACGATATTCTCAAGACTCAACTAGTCCTCAAGGGTATCATTACTCTGGAAGACTGGGAGGATATGAAAGAACATATCCAATATGATTATGTTGCTGATAACCAGTTCTCCGAACTGAAGCAGAATGAAATGATCAACGAAAGACTGACCATTGCTACTACTATGGATCAGTTTGTTGGTAAGTTCTACTCTGTTGAGTATATCCGTCGTCAAATTCTCAAACAAACCGAACAGGAAATTAAAGAAATTGATAAACAGATCGAAGCAGAGAAAGAAGCAGGCATCATTGTAGATCCAATGGAAGCTGAGATGATGGCAGCTGGTGGAATGGATATGGCAGCAGGTCAAGGTGAAGTTGTTGCCGATGATCCTGCAGCAAGTGGTGCTCCCGCTCCACAGGGTATCGACCCAAAAGACTATAAAAAGGGAGAGTTCTAAATAATATTATATTGAAACGAGGATATTATGCCAAGTGATGCTGCAATGAACATTGTCAATACCGTATTTGCTGGTGGTAGCAAAGCGGAAGTGATCGATCAAATTGGTGATCAATTGTCTGCAGTTGCTTCCGAAAAGATTGAAGCAGCAAAGCAAGAAGTGATGGCCAAGTTTGCTCAAATTCATCAACCACTAAAAGATATCGAGGACACACTAACTGTCCAAGATTGTGATCCCGCTACTGGTCTGCCTTACGAGACTGATGGTGACGAACAACCCGATGACCCCCAGGAAGAATGAAACTAATCACCGAACAAATCGAAAACGTAGAGATTCTTGTCGAAGAGAAGAACGGCAAAAAGTCCCTATATATTGAAGGTGTTTTCCTCCAAGGGGACATCACAAACAGAAATGGTCGTAGGTATCCTATGGAAACCCTTCGTAAAGAAGTAGACCGTTATACAAAAACTTTCATCGAGAGCTCTAGAGCACTTGGTGAATTGGGTCACCCTGATGGACCAACTGTGAATCTCGACCGTGTGTCGCATCGTATTATTTCTCTCAAAGAGGATGGTACTAATTTTATTGGGAAAGCAAAGATCCTAAATACCCCCATGGGCAAAATTGCTCAGTCCCTTCTAGACGAGGGTGTGAAACTAGGTGTTTCTTCTAGAGGCATCGGTTCCCTAGTTAAGAAAGAAGGTTGCAATATTGTCGGTGACGACTTTATGTTGGCAACTGCTGCTGACATTGTTGCAGATCCTTCTGCTCCTGATGCTTTTGTTGAAGGAATCATGGAAGGCAAAGAATGGGTTTGGGATGGTGGAAGACTCAGAGAGCAGAGAGTTGAATCGTATAAAAAGTCAATTCATGATGCTGTCACAAGACGAAATCTTGAAGAGGCAAAACTCTCCGCGTTTAATGACTTCCTCCAAAATCTTTGACCTATAAATATTTTTAGAAACTAACACATTTTCTGACAGGAGAAACATACCAATGTCACAAGAGACAGATCTACAGCACGAGGTCATCGACGAAAACGTCGTGACCAAGGGTGCAAAACCAGCAGAGAAGATGGATTCATCGAAAGGTGGTTCCGAGGATCTTGGTGGTCCCGACGTGAAAACCGTCAAACCTGATTCTGAGTCTGCTGCTATCGGCAAGAGAGCTGCTGCAAAGTCTAGCAAGACTGCTGCTCCTGCTGCTAAGCCTTCTGACGCATCTTCCAAAATGGAAGAGACTGAATCAGAAGAAGAAGTCATCGCAGAAGATGAAGAGTTCGACGGCTATGAAGTTGTTGTCGATGTCACTGCTGATGTCAATGCCCTCGTTGAGGGTGAAGAGCTTTCCGAAGAGTTCAAAAATAAGGCTGCTACAATCTTTGAAGCAGCAGTGAAGACCAAGATTCAAGAGGAACTTGAACTGGTCCACGCAGCTTATGAAGAAACTTTGGAAGAAGAACTCACGAAAACACGTGAGGAACTTGCCGAGAAGGTTGATGAGTTCCTGAACTATGTTGCTAGCCAGTGGATGTCTGAGAACGAACTGGCAATCGAGCATGGTGTCAAGAATGATATCGCAGAAAACCTGATTCTTGGCATGAAGAGTCTTTTCGCAGAGAACTATATTGAAGTTCCCGAAGAAAAGTTCGACCTGTTCGATGATATGGTCGAAAAACTAGATGAGATGGAAGCTAAACTCAATGAACAGATTGATGTCAATATCAATCTGAATCGTCAACTTGGTGAGCAAGTTAAGCATGGGATCGTGGCACAAATCGCAGACGGTCTAGCAGATACCCAAAAGGAAAAACTAGCAGGTCTTGCAGAAAATGTTGAGTTTGATAGTGAAGATCAATATCGTGAAAAGGTTCAGATGCTGAAGGAATCGTATTTCCATCGTGAAGCATCTGCTCCAACTGAAGATACTGAAATCGATCAGTCAGTTGCACCTGGATCATCCATGGATGTTTATGTCCGTGCTCTCGGTCGTTTCAACTGAAATTAAGATTTCATAAATAATAACACAACCACTACTTACCCTTTAAGGAGATAAAAGCAAATGTTCCGTTCCGAACAGTTGCAGGAGAAGTGGGCACCTGTTCTTGATCATAGTGATCTTCCCCAGATTGCTGACAAGTACAAGAAAGCCGTTACTTCCGTCCTGCTAGAAAACCAAGAAAAATTCCTTGCTGAAGAGCGTGGAATGATCACCGAAGCAGCACCCACCATGTCTGCTGCTGGTGGTTTCACAGGCACAAGCACCGCAACAGGTCCTACAGCAGGTTTCGACCCCGTGCTGATCAGCCTGATTCGTCGTTCAATGCCCCAACTGATCGCATATGACATCTGTGGTGTCCAGCCCATGACTGGTCCTACAGGTCTGATCTTCGCAATGCGTTCACGTTACGGCACCAACCGTACTGCTGGTACAGAAGCATTCTTCAACGAAGCAGATTCCGAGTTCTCCTCAGAGAACAGTGGCAACAGCCTGGCATCTAACACCCAGACTGGTTCCAACCCCAAGCTACTCAACGATGGTGGCACCTACACCCAAGGTGGTCAAGGTATGACCACTGCTCAGGGTGAAGCACTGGGTGACGGCACCTCGGGTAACGAGTTTGCTGAAATGAACTTCTCCATCGAGAAGGTCACCGTGTCTGCAAAGACACGTGCTCTGAAAGCAGAATACACCCTGGAACTGGCACAAGACCTCAAGGCAATTCATGGTCTTGATGCTGAGTCAGAACTGGCAAACATCCTCAGCACTGAGGTGCTTGCTGAAATCAACCGTGAGGTTGTTCGTACCATCTACCGCATTGCACGTCCTGGTGCACAAAACAATGTGGCAACCACTGGTACTTTCGACCTTGACGTTGACTCAAACGGTCGTTGGTCGGTTGAGAAGTTCAAGGGTCTTCTGTTCCAAATCGAGCGTGACGCAAACGCAATCGGTCATGAGACTCGTCGTGGGAAGGGCAACATCCTGATCTGCTCTGCAGACGTGGCATCTGCTCTGTCCATGGCTGGTGTGCTTGACTATGCACCCGCACTCGCAGGCAACAACGGTCTTGTGCCCGACGATACCTCCAGCACCCTGGTTGGTACTCTGAACGGTCGCATCAAGGTCTACGTTGATCCTTACTCTGCTAACGTGGCTGACGATCACTTCTACGTTGCTGGTTACAAGGGTTCCTCCGCATATGACGCAGGTCTCTTCTACTGCCCCTACGTGCCCCTGCAAATGGTTCGTGCTGTGGGTCAGAACAGCTTCCAGCCCAAGATCGGCTTCAAGACTCGTTACGGTATGGTTGCTAACCCCTTCGCAGAAGGCACTTCACAGGGTGAAGGTGCACTCAATGCGAATGCAAACCGTTACTACAGACGTGTCAAGGTTGCTAACCTCATGTGATTCATTCACAACTCAATCAGGGGGGTCTTCGGACCCCCTTTTTTTATGACTAGGTATAAACTCGTAGGCATAAATTTTGTTTAAGACAATACACTATATGTTAGGAAACCAGTATAATTAGTAACAGAATTATGTGAGGTGAAAAAATGAAATGAAACTCCTCTCCCTTGTATATCATGTGTAATTTTGCATGGAGGTGAACATGCGATCCCTTCTGTCTCGCAACCAATTAGATGAATGGCGTCATTTTGAGGACACCATAGATAATCTGGAACTAGAACAACAAAAACTCAATGATTATTACACTTGTCTAATTGAATGTGATGCTCTAAACCAAACGCAATGTAAGAGAATATGTAAATCAATCCTTATGTAGTGCGACAGAGACCCTAAAAAGGGTCTCTTTTTTTATGCCTAAATATAGGTGTCAAGAGTCTCTGGTATCATGGGTTGGTATAGCAAACAACTATCAAATAGAAACTATTTGAGTCCTGGTGGATTTAAGTTCCTACTGGATCGTTCACCTAAGACTAGTTTCTTGTGTAAAACTGCAGCAATCCCCGAGATCTCTATTGGTGTGATTGAAAGGGGAACACCATTTGTCCGCATTCCCTCCGAAGGAAACATTCAATACGGAACATTCTCCATTGAATTTCTAGTTGATGAGAATCTGGAAAACTACTTAGAAATTCACAACTGGATCCGTGGTATGGGTATCCCCGAAGATTTTGGGGAGAGAAAGGAGTTTGTTGAAAAATATACGATATCAAGACTTTCAACAAACTTTGATATTATTACAACTGATGCTACACTACAGGTACTAAACAATAATCTGAATCCTGCATTTGATATTGTCTTCAAAGATTTGTTCCCCATCTCACTAGGATCTCTACCGTTTGATGTGAGTGTTGGGGACATTGAACCAGTAACTGCATCAGTAACATTCAGATACTTGACTTACGATATTCGCACGGTGAACAAATCCACAAGAATTAAATCATGAATCTAGAAGAACTACAGAATGAATGGCGTGAAGATTGTAAAATTGATAAGGACTACGAGAAACTAGCAGATGTATCTCGTCAAGTTCCTTCACTTCATGCGAAGTATCTGGAATACTATAACAACTTCTCTCTCATGAAGAAAGAACGGGAGATGAGGTATAAGAATCTACTTCGTGAAAAAACTGAATACTACCTAGGCAAAGCACCTGCAAGAGTATATGCAGAGAAACCTTTTGACCTAAAGATTCTAAAACAGGATCTGCCGTTGTATATGGAATCTGATGAGGAGATACAGCAGGCAGTGATGAAATTGGAGTATCTTGATACCATCATAAATACATGTGATAGCATTTTGCGAATGATCAACGGTAGAACTTACCAGATCAAAAATGTTATTGAATGTGAAAAATATTTTGGTATTCAATGAGAGTCGCAATTTCCAAGAAGAACGAAGTCTATCTCAGAATTTCTGCACCACCTCATATCAATTATGAGTTGTCTGACTACTTCACGTTTGATGTTCCGAACGCAAAGTATCTACGTTCTCAACGGAAATA